AAGTCGTTACGGGTGGCGGAATCGCACAATATTCATTTTTGATGAAATACGCTAATTTGTTTTAGGGGGCTTTAATGCCACAAATTATCCTGGGCTATGTTGTCAATGTTATGCCAAAAGACCCAACGGCAGTTTCGACGTATGTTGCTGATATTATCGCAGCAGGTGCAACGGTTACCATTGAATATCCCAGTCAATACCGAGCTATTGCAATTTCAGTTTCAATAAATAATATTGATGCTGTAAACGCATGTCAATTTTCTGTAAATGGTCAGCCCTTAGTCTCATTAAGTGCTGGTGGTGAAAAAAACATAAACGACCAAAATGTTGTAAGAGTTCAAATTGTAGCTGGTGCTGCTGGTGCAGTTCACGTTCAAGGACAGGTAACACCAATGTATCTTTCTACAGAATCCCAACGTTTCAGAACTTCAACGGAGAGAGGATAAAATGGGCTTTTCTGGTGGTGGTTCTAATATTACCAAACCTCATACTCACGATTCTACGATTCTTGAAGATGGAGGCAGCCTAGACATGACAGGCATTACTCAATCGAGCATGTCTAATGGATCACTCACTTATTCGAATGCGGCACACTTGCGAGAGTTAAGCATAGGGACCCCTACGCATGTTCTGACTGTATCGGCTGGTAATCTTCCTGTATGGTCAGCAACTGCACCAGGCGGTGCGACCTGTTCAGACAGTTTGATCATATCGGGTCAAACAAACACGCTCTGTAAATGGCTGGAGTTGGGAGCATGACAGAACCCAATGTTTTAGGTAATGTTTCACCCGCAAAATTTTTGTTTGATTCAGGAAATACACAAATAATTAATTTATGGAAACCTGACATTAGCAGTGCGACACAGTCAGCTCATTATCCGGATGCGGCTACTGTAAACGGGCAAAACTACCAAATTCCCGTGTCACGCAAATTCTATTTAATGTCTATGACCTTTCCTCTTATTGGCACAGCTACTCACCCTTACATTCAGAAAAATACAACCCCCGACACGGCTACAGGTGGAACGACTTTAGTTCGTTTTCAATTTAACAGCGCAGTAGATAATGAAAGAAACCTTCAACAACCTTTCCCATGTTTTGCAGAGTTTGCGGCAGGTGAGTATGTGACGATCTATGACAATCAAGGCAATACTTATTGGTGGACTGCATGGGGCGTTGAGTGCGACGCTTAAAAAAATGTGGATTAAACTTCAAATTTCAGTTTTGAAGTTTATCAAGTGTTTTGTTGATAGAGGTTAAGTAATCCTTTCAATGCTCTATCTGCACTTTCTATAGTTGGGCAATGAAGTTTAACATTCTCAATGTCGTATATTATTGAACAGTGACAATTCTTACAACGAATTTTTAAAACTCTTTCAAGTTCAATATTGCCACACTTGCAAGTAGGGTTAAAGCATTTCAATTTTTTTGACATTTAGAACACAAATCACTTTTTGTATTATTCTTTACGAACTTTTTACATTTAGGATTAGCGCATTGATAACGAATTGAAACAACTTTCAAGTTATCTCTTTTGGTGATTGCTTCAACTTCATATTGAAAGCCTCTTAGTTCTTTTGAGAGTTCGTAGGTCATCCTGTTTCTAGACCCAGGTCTTGTGATGTATTCATCACACAAAAACAAAATGCTTCATTGGCATTTTTGAATCCTTTAAGGCTTCTAACCTGTTCAGTTAAAGCCCATATGGAAATAGGTAAACTTAGCGTTTTTGACGATTTTATTCCACCTATGTTTCTTCCTGCTTCTTTTGCTACTTTTGATGGTGCTGTTAGGTAATCCAGTCTAATCACCCCCTGTTCCAGTCAATTTTTTTGAAATGAGGGGGTATTGAACGCTAGACTGCATATCGGAGTTCTTATGTGATCGGATATAGCGAGCTGGTTTAGAAGTTATACATCTTTTTTGCCTATGACCAGATGTTAAACCCCTCATTTCACCATTCAATCAAGATCCTAGTATATTAATACACACACTTTATCTTTCTGAACAGGTCAGCACTCAAAATATACTATCTTAACACCAACAGCCACCGCTAGTTCCCCCACCACCGCTATCCACAGCATCATTTACATTTTATTAGGATAGAAGTAATAACCATAGGTAATTTCTTTAGGGTTTTTGTTAGCTTTTCCGAGCTTAAGGTAGGGATATTTAGGGTTAAGTTGGGGTAGTATTAGGGTAGCAACGCTTAGATCTAAGTAATTATCATAGATTTATGGTATGGAACAAGTTTTATCTTCGGCACTTATCTTGGTGGCGTGTATATCTGGCGGTATTTCCTGCATGTATATTGCTAGGAGCCGTTCAACTACTAACAAACATTCCAGGCAACGCATTAAGGACTATGAAGCTGACATTAAATCTATAAGTGAAACAAGAAAGAGTGATGCTGCCGACTTTAGACAAGAGATTCTACGACTTAAAGGAACCATTAACAAAATGAAACAAGGACCAGATTTTACAGAGAAGGAACTCCAAAACGGAAGCGGGATAGGTGATCTATTATTATCTAAATTCGGCTTGGGTAAATATCGCAAATTTTTGCAGCCTTATTTACCACAAATTGAGAAAGCAATTATAGAGAATAAGGATGAAATCATTAACACCATTAAATCAAATAATAAAAAGACCGAATCTGGAACTCAAGCTGAAGGAATACAAACCCTGTGAGACCTGTGCAGATACTGTAACAGGTAAACCACATGGAATTATAAGAACAGTTGATTTTCAGTCTAACTCAAATAAACTTGACCCTATTTACAATACCTTTGAAGATTGCCCCACCTGTCATGGTGAGAAATATATCTGGATTTAATTCCAATTTGACCAAGCATCAGACGACTTTTTACGCCTAGATTTACGCTTTTTAAGCCCTTCATAAGCTCTTCTTTTAGATACGGTTTTTCTCTTTTGTCCTTTTCTTGTTGACTTAGATTTTTTTCGTTTTTTTGGTTTTTTCTTTTGGTTGCGGGCTCGCTTCATTTTTGCGCCCCAGGCTTTAGCAGCCTTTGAACCTTTCTTCAAGTAACGCTAACCCCTCTAGCCGAATAATATGATCTAGCGGCTGCGCTTAATGATGGCACCGTTGCAGTAGTTCCGCCCGACCAGGTAATAGTTGAAGAAGAAGGTCTATTCACATTTCTGACAGTTTCACCTTCACTTTGTGCTACGGCACTGCTATTAGCAGCACCAGCCACATTCGCATCATAAACTACTGGAACAGTAGCCATTAAATTTCTAACTTCCCAAAACGGTTTAAAAAGACCCACGCCACCTTCACCCACTCCAATTCCTAAATCAGATAAACCAGAACCCAGACTAGATAATGCACTACCAATAGCTGATCCTGTTTCACCTAATGCACCAGCAGAGGCGGATGCAGATGCTGGTCTACTAAATATATTACCTAAAAAGAGAATTGCAGCACCTACGGCAGCAATTGGGAGTATTTTGGCTAAAAGACCCATGTTTTAACTTAACATACTTGATCATATATGTTTCTAAACTCGAATTTAGAAACATTTAAGATCTACGATTGAGATCTCAATACGTGGCATTTAAAGCAAAAATCCCCAAATGGTTGGCTAAAGTTTTGGCTGGTGCTGGAATAGTTACCATAGGTGGTATGGTATTAAACAGATTTGCACCTCAAGTAATGGAATCAGCAATCGGAAAAATTGCTTTACCCGTAGCTAGTTATGCTGTGGGTGGGGCAGAAGCAGCAGTTGGTGCAGTAGTAACCGAAGTAGTGGGGAATAGTATGACATCATTTACAGGTCCAACATCCGAAGGCAACGTACAGGTGGATAGTCTCTAATGGCAGTTCCACTGATGCGAAGTTATACGACAACTGGCGCAGCACTTAACGTTTTTACACCTTCAACTGACGATGTCACAGGTTTAACAATTCAACAACTTAATCGAAGTAATACAATTTTAGATTGTGTTAATAATCCAGACCCACCAGGGGCAGCCGCATATGAGACAAACGTACTCGTAAACGGAATTCAGTCGGGAGTTACCAACTTTTCGGTGGCATCTAGTGCCGCCAGTGCTGGGCGTGTAGTTTTTGGACCTATTGGTGTTACAGTTGGTGGACAAGCTGGCGGTAAACAATTATCCTGGCAATCAGGACAAGTCGTTACGGGTGGCGGAATCGCACAATATTCATTTTTGATGAAATACGCTAATTTGTTTTAGGGGGCTTTAATGCCACAAATTATCCTGGGCTATGTTGTCAATGTTATGCCAAAAGACCCAACGGCAGTTTCGACGTATG